TGATGTATCAACGCCTGCATCCTGTCTACCCATTTCTTGAGCGTCTGGTTGCTTAGGACCTTTCTGTCGTAAGAACGTTTCTAGTTTATTTCGAAGCGTTCCAATTCCGGCAAGTTCTTGCCCTTGGAATCCACCACGAGTACTGACCACGTCAATGATCTGTAGTAGCGTTGAGATATCTCCAAGAGTAATTACAGCTTCTTGCTCTTGCTGTTGGCCTTGTTGGCCTTGTTGCATTGCATCATTCATATTCATTACCTTTTATTATAAGTCGACTTTGAATCAATTGCCACGTAATACGTGACGCCTTCGCCTTTAAATTGTGAGATACCTTTTGAACAAAGCGTAACCTCATAATCTATTGGCATTAGTTTCAAGTTATCAGTTTTAATGATAATCCTGAACTCATCGGCAGTTTCTCCAATTTCAACGCCAAAGTCATCTGCGTTGTCGTTAGCACTGTCGATTGCTTTCAGATAGCATTTGCCGCCTTCGCCTACAAACGCGATCTCTGAAAATTGTAATACCCCTGCTGCCTTCAATACTGAAGATAGTGTATCTGCCGTTACATCCACAACAACATCAGCCGTAGGAATATTAATTTCCTTTTCTGGTGGAGTGTGAATCATTGATAGATCTGCAAAGACATACTTGGTACGTCTTTTTCCTTCCGAGATAATAAAGTATTTATCATTAAACTCTACGTCGGGATCGTTATATAGAGATAAAATTGACAGAAAACGCGATAAATCGTAAATACATGCATCAGCAGGCAATTCTTGATCTATGTTCGCGATTGCGATCAATGTTTTCTCTGGAGTGATAGTCTTTAGTACATTACCAGCAGACAACAAGATTGACTTGTTGATAGCAGTAAAGCTTTTTAAGACCGTCAAGGTTTCGTTAGAAAATTTCATTATATAGGTTTCTCCATTAGTTTGTATTGTTGTATATTATAACAGGTTTATTTAGATTTGTCAATAGGATTATAAGACTTTCTGTTAGATGTATCATCTGCAGTTGCCGTAACGCCTAATTGACCAAGAGATCCCATGTCACCCTTAAAGATATAAGAACCAACATGGTTGATTTTCATCCAAGGACACATCCATACTGATAGACCAGCTTTACGAGCCATTCTACAGAAGAAGTAGTCTTCGGATAAGTACCTTCTAGATTCTGGGTCAATGACACAATCAAAGAAAGCGTGGATATCGCGAGTACCGTCAAATTGTTCTGTCCTAACGTGATCTGGTCTATATGCCAATTCAGGATAAGCATCTCGATATTTTTCTAATGCCTCTCTTGTAATTAGCATAAACCCAGTACCGCCTTCGGCAACTTCAACAGGTTCTGCGAGTTTAAATTGTTTTATATCTCCAACTGGATTAAAAACAAAATCTGATGTAAATTTTTCTAAGTCAAATGGATTCTCTTTACCTACTCCATGTTGAGCAGCTGCAGATACCTTTTCCCAAGCAATTGTCTTCTTAGGATATGGACCACATACAACATCGTATTTTTCTGGATCTGAAACTTGTAACGCAAGTAATGCTAACGCGTCACGTGGATCGAATCCAATGTCAGCGTCAATAAACAATAAATGAGTACAATCAGAACGAAGGAATTCATCTACGATATAGTTCCTTGCTCGTTGAATTAGACTTTCATTGAATAGAAAGTAGTACTTCATTGGAATTTTGTGAGAACTACATAGCATACTTAAATCGTTAGTCGACTTAGTATAGATACCTGTACATTGACCACCATACATAGGTGTACCAATAAAGAGTCTTTGTTTTTGTAGTTCTTCTGTCTTTACTTCTAGCTTCATACTGTAATTTGCTCCATATCATTTTCTGCTCTGGTGATTGACTGTAATCTTAATACATCAGCCAATATGTCCCATGCAGAATCATGTGCTTTAAATACTGAATCCCACTTATCTTCGTTTGCACAAGGAGGGAATCCGTTCTTCTTTAAACCAAAATCAAACTTTGCATCAATAAAGGTTCTTGTATCTCTAACAGACCAATGCTTAAGGTGTGATTGTAGATGACCTACTTTACCTTGAGACTTAAAGAGTCTTTCAAGAATAACAGGATCAAAGGAATTAGATCTTGACCACCAATAGTTAATCTTTGGAGAATCAATCAAAAAGTCGGTAAACTGTTTCACAAAGTCTTCAACCGATAGGTCTGAACTTTTAGGAGCAATATTCTTTCTTACTTCTGAATCCTGTTTAGACCAAAAGTCGAGAGTACCTCTATCAACTACCCAATTATAATTCTTTACTTGTTCAGCCACATTCAATTTAAATTTCTTTGCTTTGAATACATCGCTTAAGTTATAGGGATTATCAGATGTAAACTTGTCCCACTGAAATACCATTACAGATACATCAATGACAGCGCAGTTATGAACGTCCTGTCCCATTGTTTCGAAGTCGATGATTAAATCGTTTCTCATATGTTTACCTTTAATTTAATATACTATTATAACAAACTTTACTAGTCTTGTCAATAGTTTTATGCAAAGAATTCAGCTAAGTTTGGAGTTGTATCTACTCCATTCTTGTCATGTTCTATTAATTGCTTGTGGTTATTCTGTCGAAGATAGGTTGACTCTGACATATCGAGTTCGCCTGTAAGGAACTTAGCAATTTCACTATGGAGATCAGCAGATGTTGGTACAGGTACGTTTTGAGCGATATGATTCATTTTCTTCAAACCATGTAATAACTCAAAGTTAGAAGGAAAGCCCATCATGTGTAAAGCTTCTCGAATCGTCAATGATCGTTCTTCAGTCGGATGCATTGTATCAACCATGTTACGACCAATTACTGCATTCATATATTCACCAAAGACATGTACTGAACCATCCCATACACCTTTGTTATCAGCAAACTTCATCATTGCATGATCAGAGTATTTAATACCTTTTTCGTTGCCTGTCTTATGGAACCATTCGTTAGCTTCTTTCATCCAACCTTTCTTACAAACGTAATTCAGAGTTGTCTTAACATTCTCTTCAACCATTAACTCTCTAACTTCACGATTCGTTTTTGTCTTGATGAAATTATAATATGGTTCGTTAGGTACATGTTTATTAATAATCAAGTCTTGATGTAAAGCGTCAACAGGAATCTCTTGAAGGTATTCTTTGAAATCTTTTCTATCTTTGTTATACCAATTCATTACAGGAGCGGACTCTGACTTCCAACCAATCGCGAAAGTCCTGTCGCGTCCCTGTGGAACTCCGTGGAATCTCGTCGATGTTTTATATAGGGACAAAGAATAACCCCTCTCAGCGCAAATTTCGTACAGTCGATTCGCTACAGGACGTCCTTTATTTGTAAACAATGCAGGAGCATTCTCAACGATGACTACCTTTGCACCAAGTTTATCAATACCATCTTGAAAGACCATATACATAAATTCGTTCTTAGCACAACCTGCACCTTTACTCTCTGTGGTTGTTCCTGTATTTAATTGAGATAGAGCAGCACAAGGTGGAGTACCAGAAACCACATCAACTTGTTTAATTTGACCAGGTTCTGCTTCATCAAGTTTAACATAAGGAATATCACGTCCCATTGTGTTTTGTTGATAGTTCACGTAATGGCTATCGTTATCCTCAAACCCACCATAAGAATAGATTGCCTCAGGTGGTTTACCAAACGCTCTTTCTGCACCTAGCATTTGTCCACCAATAAGTGGAATAAGTGGTGCCCATGTTATTTCTTTCTTGTTCATCCGAAAAAGTCCTCAAGTGTTGCAGCTACTTTCTTATCAAATTCCATTACATTGGGGGCAACATAATCATTATCAATCGCTGTCATAATTTTATTGTTTAAGAATGTTCCATCGTAATATTCAGGTTTGCATAATAGTTTACGCAGTCCTGTAATTACCGATTCATATTCCTGTTCGTTATTTAATAACCTATCCATCCTTTCTTTAAATTCAGCAGGAGTCTTTGGTCTTAAAAATTCTGGTATTGGCAAATGCCCTTGTTCATCATAAGATGGATGCAAGAACGGTATCACACCAGCATGTACCATTTCAATATACTTTGAAGTTACCCAACCTTTTGCGATTGGAATAATAAAAGTAAATTTAACATTGTTCATTTTAGCCATAACATCGTCAAGATGAATAGATCCTTTGAACCTTGCGTCTGTTTCGGTATTAGGATGTTCCCATTTACCGTAGATCTCAACATCGTCATGTTCATCTAATACCCAGTCCTTTAATAAATTATATCTTGAAGGCTTTGCTTCATTGAGAATAACCATAAAAGGAACATTACGATTTAAATTGAACTGTTCAGTGTGTTGATAGTTAATACAGAAACAAGTTTCCATTCCTGCATATGTTGAAGGCATTGATCTGTCGTAACGATCTTGTTCTTCGTAAGATTTAATACTACTTACTTTATATTCGTAATCGTATTGACCTAAAGATATATTTGGTAGATTGAATATGTCTCTTGATTGATTCATGACATACCGAGGATCGTTTACAATCTCAACATAATCAGGATTCTCTTCGTTAATCCAAATCGCAATTGGTGATGTATAATTCTTTGTCATATCAATCACAGAAGCTTTAAGCGTACGATCTTTAACTTGTTCAATTTTACCTGGAATGGTAACAGTACCAACTTGACCAACCATTAAAACAGTATAGTCTAATTTCATTGACCTACTCTTAAAGTAATCAATCACGTGATTAAAGAATCTATCTTCGTCTTTGTTTTTAATACCTTTCCAAATATCAATTACATTATCAAAGGGAAACAACTCCAATGATTCAGACTCATTTAGAGTACTGAAATCAGATCGTCCGATAATGTAAAATGTTTTGTCTGGGTTATTATTTGCGAGTGCAATAAGTACTGTAGACGGCTCGTTGTCTCCACCAATAGGAGAGAAGCGATTCCGCTTAAACTTGACCGATTTACCGATCTTTCCAAATCCAATGTTTTTCATAATATAAAGTTTGCCGTTCTGTTAAATTTATTTATCCGAATTGACCACACGTTGTCTGAGCTCTGACGAACTGAAAGAATGCCTTCTGCGATTATAATGAACAGGACATAAACCTTTTCCAGTATGCTCAACATCTTTGTATTCTTCACCAACAATTCTAATATCAGGATTGATAGTTAAAATCATATCAACCAATTCTTGTTCAGTTGAGAAAGGTATTACCTCGTCTACATATTTACAAGAAGATAACTGTATGTATCTTTCAAATGGAGTCTGAACTGGTGCGTTCTTTGCATCAGGACGATCCACGGTTGGGTCAATCAATAATCCAACAATTAAATAATCACACAACGTCTTTGCTTCTTGTAGCATTACAATATGACCTGCATGAAACAGATCAAACGTTGAACATGTAAATCCGACCTTACAATCTGCCGGTAATTTTTTCCTATCTAGAAACATTTTCTTCCCTCAAAATTTCTTTAACTCGTTTAGCATACACCGTATAGAGTGGTGTTTTATCAGTTGGTAGATAATGTATATATGCAGGGAAGGTTTTAAAATTTAACACTGCGTCGAGTTTTAGAACCGTAGTCCAAATACGTACGTCACTACCAAACCTACTTACCTCAAATCCATTCTCTGATAACCATTTATAATAAATTGCATATATGTTTTGTTCTATACACCAAAACTTTCCACCCATAGATCGGTTATTACCTGGAGTTCCATACTTTGGTATAACAGAACCACCATAACCTTTTTTGTTTTTATACTTGTGTACACCTTCCATAATAAGAACATACATATCTTTACAAGCTGCTCTTTTAAAGAACTCAAGATAATGATCGTTTCTTGTATGTACAACCTGACCAGAATTCATACTAAAATAAGGTTTGGTTCTCATTGTAGTAATATCAACCTTATCTTTATAAATTGGATCAAGTACTGCTTCTACAAACTTACCCATAACACCTAATGCAGATTCGTTATAGAATACATAAGGTTCAAAGAAATAGTGGTCAACAGGCTTGAGTAATAACGTATCGTCATCAATCATCATTGCTCTGTTGATGTTTAATATTTCATGTACATAAGGAAAGACCAACCATTTGATTGCCACTCCATATACATCAAGTATTCGTAACAACCACTCTTCATCAAAGAAATGTTTTACTTTAGCAATCACATCAGTTGCATAGTGAATTGTTATCTTATCTGATATACTTTCTACGTTATAGGTAGTATGCCGATCATCTAAGATAACATGCAAATTCATATATGTATCTTCGTCGTATACATTATACATCTCAAGAAGGTTTTCAATCCTCGAGATTTTATTGCTTACTATGAATATATCATTCTGCATAGTCAATAATATCCAACAGATCGTTAACACATTGAATGATAAAGTCTTTATCTGGGTGGTACTTGTATACTCGAATCACTTCAGCTGCTGTTAGCGTTAACAACTCATACCTATCTATCCAATGATTATATGCCAACATTGTATTAATCACAAGATCTTGAGTATGACTATCATAACGATTGATTATTAAACTTGCGATAAACTTTGCTATGTCAAGTTCACGACAACCAAATACATTAGGAATAGGATCAATTAAGTACATTGTGTCACTGTCATTAAACAGCATGTTCTTAATACCAAAATCTCCATGACAATAACCATACTCTAAATCAATAGAAGATAGTTTTTCAACAATATCATTAAAAGGTTCAAGGTTAGCATTAGTACAGTGACCTACGATTCTTGCTATATAATCATCAAAGGTTAGAAACTTTGTTTCAGTTGGCATATCACCAAAAGCATCAAGAGCTTCTTGAATTAACGCCATTGCTTTATAAGGACTGTCTTCGAAGAAATTAGGATCGTTTTCAATATAATCCATTGTAATCGTATCACCAACCACTCGATGAATCTCAGGTGTACATACTGCCCAACCGGTTTTCTCATACCACAGTGCGGCTTCATGAGCATTCTTAGCTGTCTTGTGAACAAACTTACCGTCGGTGTAAATGTCAGAGCCTGATAGGCCGCCTTCCAATTCACGAATATCAGCATCTACAAAATCTTCAGGTGTAATACCTTTGTCGTCAATGTAATATGCTGCGAGTGGTTTATTAAAACTGAGTGCATGGTACTTTACATTATTCTTTTGTAACCACGATTCAATTTGAGGTCCATACTTATCTGCAGCTTCTTCTCTACTCCTACAAGAAATAGATCCACGAGCTGTATATATGTCAATAGTCCAACCTTGATTATATAGTTCATTACACTTTTCAATCAGAGCAACATTGGGTTTTGCGTTATCCCAATCTCTGTTTGATGTAAATGCTAGAGTGTCGTCAAAGTCAAGGACTATTCTTTTATGCGGTGACATAATTAGTCCTTACTAAAATAAATGGTTCGAGTTAATCCACCAAAGATGTAGCAGAAGTAAATGAAGAATGGAGTCGCAAGCGCGATTCGTATTGTATCAGAAGTTGCACCAACCAATTCACCGAGACCGATGAGAGCTGATACCAATCCAATAATTAACACGACGGTTGCTACGCCAAATCCAAAGTCTTTCAATTTTTCTTTCATAATATAGTTTCCTTGTTAATATTTACTATTATAACAAATTTTTGTGCAGTTGTCAATAGTTTATTTAGCCAATCTGAAATCTGTTTCAAATTTACATCCTGCCTCAATAAAGAGTTGTTTTGACTTATCATACGATTCTATCCATCTTTGAGGGACATCATCAGCAGCCATTACAATTCTATTTATGCCAACTTGGATAATTCCTTTTGCACATTCATTACAGACAGGTAAACCCCACACGTACATTGTTGTATCTTTTAACGATACTCCATGAAAGGAGGCATTGAAGATTGCATTCATTTCAGCATGCACAACGAGTTCGTATTTCAGTTCTCTATTGTTATACTTATCTGCTGAATCATCAATACCTTTAGGAAAGCCATTATAACCAGTTGCTAGGATACGTTTATCTTTTACAATCACCGCTCCTATTTGTTTACTTGGATCTTTTGACCAACTTGAAACTTCTCGGGCAACTCGTATAAATCTTTGATCCCATTTATTTTCCTGCATTAATTAACGCCTCAATAAACTCAAAATGTCTTTCATATACATGAAGATTAGTAGCAGTCCAAATCAATTCACCGACCTCAACTTCGAGATCATAGGCAAGTTGACCTTGAACAAACTTTGCCCAAGCAACATCATTGTTATAACCAAAGACAGCATCGTTAGATCTCATTGCATAATGGGATATAAGTTTACCATCTCGAATCATAAACGTATTCGCAAATGTACACATAAAGTCAGACATACCATCACGGTTGAAATCAAGATGCATACTTGGACGATTATAGATCATTGCAGCTCTACGGCTGTTTGGGTTAGCTTTCAACTCTCGAAGTACATGTTTATATTGATTACCATTCTCTTCAGAGTAAATACACCAACCATAATTAGAATTGATCTTACCTTCGTCAGAAGATATATCTTTCCAAATCTGTGGTGTAGTACCAGGAATATCATCAACATATAATGACTCAGACATATACCAGTCTAATTCACGTTCAATGTACTTATAAGCTGGTGTTCTAATCAACCAATTTTCATCAGCAACAAATGATTCACCAAGAACTTCAATAGTCTTAGCGCCTGACTTGTCAACGACATAATCTTCTGCAAGATACTTGTCAATTAGGTCTGCTCGGATATCATTTGCTGTTTTCATTAGATGGATTCCATTAACGCTTCAATATCAGATACTTCTGCAATTAGATCAGAAACATTTTGATTATGAAAAGCTCTTGCGGTTTTCCTTAGGATTGATTTTGGGATCTGAACTTCATCAGCCAAAGCATTGATTGCTTCTTTCTGAAAATCACGTTCTGATTCCATTCGAGTAAACGAATTACTCATTTCTTCCATGCAACCACGGATTCGTTTTTTGTCTGCGTCACTTGACGGTAATATCACATTGCTCATTATTTAGTACTCCTGTTAAATACATCTTTAGTTGAATCCTGACCTTTAATACCTTGACGACAGTAAGAGACAAAGAAACTTGAATAGTTAATTAAATCTTTTGCTGAATCTTCAAGGGACTCAAAGTTAGGATCGTAATCATCTGACTGCATTGCTTCCATTACTGATTTCATACGTAGCATTTTTGCATGCATAATATCATGAATGGTTGTAATTCCGTTAGGATAGTAGTCAGCTTGTTGAACAGTCGAGTTTGGATTTTGATAATCTCTCGACTTTTTCAATTGAAGGTCAACACACTCTTGTAGTACATCGACCGAAACTGGGTTGGTTGGTTTTGTCATATAGACTCCATAATAAAAAATATATTATATCAAAGATTCTTGATAATGTCAATGGAAACTTCGTATTTTAAGAAAAGATTTGTGGCTTCTGGTGATTTGTTATCGGATTCGTTATAGGTTTCAGACCAACGAATAAAATCTGGAATATTACCTTTAGAATTTGGAGTAAGAAAATGCTCGAAGAAAGCATCGTGGGGGATCATAGATATTCTGTAATCAGAATCTTCAATAGAGGAAGCATCAACTAAGGCGATCCAATCACAAGCATTGTGTTTACACTTTAAACTCCAAGCTCCTAATTTACCGTCTGTAGATTTGTTTGCTGTTTTGACTTCGATTCGACCTGGATAACGAATGCTACCCAAGACGTCGAATTTACCATTGACTGATTCACCTTCTGTTAACTCGACAACCTTTGATTCACCTAATGAACCTATAAGCGATCGGTACAGATCTCCTGTACCACACAACTTACCTTGTTTATGTTTATATAAAGCACGTTCAAGTAATTCTGTCAACTTATCCATAATGTAAACCTTTATTTAATTTATAGAACAATTATAATCTATATCATAAAGAATGTCAATGGTTTATTTCAGTTATTTAGAGAACTTTTCTCCAAACGTTCTGAATTCTGTTCCTTTTCATCATATGATGGAACTTTTTGTATTGTTTTGCTATGTATTTCATGTTTCCTTCTTGTTGCTTATTTGTTACAGTAATGTAACATATAAATTTATATATACAAGAACTACCAACAAAATCAATAATTTATACAACCTTTGGTGGAATAGGTACAACTAAGTTAGCATTTACAGTTCCAAGCTTGTCTTCTGCTTCTGCAAGTTTACTAATTTCAGTATCCAATGTTTCGATTAGACCAGGATGTTCTGCAACTCCTACTCTTGTCTCTAACAATACTTGAATGTTTACCATTGATTCCAATATTTGTGCTTGATACTTTGCTTTTAAAGCTGATACCAAATTATCTCTTAAATCTGCCATTTTTCTTTTTCTCCTTTAAACGACTGCATTGATGATAGCCATGCTACCTAATAGAATAGCAATCATTACGAATACCGCTACTGCTGGTGCAATGGCGTGTACAAGCAAAGGCTTGTCTTCCATTAACTTTTCAAAATCCATTTTACT